AGCGCGTCCGCGTGGTAGCGGATGACGCGGGAGAGGGTGTCAGCGTGAAGGTCGGCAACGCCGGAGCCGAGGCCCGTGCTGCCCGCCTCGCTCGAGAGCGACTGCCCCAGGATGGCCTCCTTGAGCTTGCTGCTGCACCAATCGACCATCTCCATGAAGATTTGGGCGCGGCCCGCGTTCGCGTCCTTGATGTCGATGTCGTACATCGACTCGTTCGGGCCGATGCGCGGCAGCACCACGGAGTTGTCGTTGACGAGGTTCTGAAGAACCGTCAGCATCTCGCTCTTGGCCGCATCGTTGCCAGCGGGGTAGTAGCCCACACGGATGCCGAGCGCGTATCGCTCCGCGTAGGCGGCGGCGTTCTGAAGAATCTCCTGCTTCAGCAGCCAAATGTACCAACACACATCGCGTGCGCCCACGCCGCGGTAGACCTGGTCGGCGCTGTTCGGGTCGATAAAGTTCGGGGCGGTCGTGAACACGCGGTGCAGGACAATGGCGCGGCGCTCGTTCTCGTCGAACAGGTGGACGAGCGAGTCGAAGCCGAGGTCGGTCACCGACGATTCGTTGATGTACGCCGAGCCAACGCGCATAGCCACGTTGCCGCGCTGGTCGAATGCCAGCGTGTCGGAGGCGAACGGAATCCATTCGGCCACGCGCACGCCGAGCTTCGCGTCCTTCTCGTAGACGATGTTGGTCGCGGACACGCCGTACCACACGGCCTCGTGCATGGCGCGGAACAGGTCGCTGCGCCGGGGGATGGCGTTGACGATGTCGGCGATGCGGGAAGCGAGTTCCTGCGTGCGGGGGTTCTCGTCATCGTCTGCGGTCACGGACCATTCAAGGCCAGCGAGGGTGACGAGGAGGGAGCGCAGGACACCTTCGATGTCCGCGTCCATCCGCATCATGGCCTGGTAGTTCACATCCAGGCGGTACGCGAGGCTGCTGTTTCGCAGCATCAGGGACGCGGTACGGAAGTACGACCGCTGCACTTCCACGGGCAGGGCAAGCGGCCCGGTGGGTCCGCGGCTCGTGGGCGGTGGCAGGGGCTTGCGCGGCCGGCGTGCGGGCGGGAGGCCCGTTCCCGGAACGGCGTTCGGCATGAGTGGATTGCTGTGCTGCTGGTCTGCCATTAGGATTGCCCTGCGTATACGAGTGCCGTCAAATCGGCAACGGTCACACGTTCAGTCTTGCCATCGGGGTAGCGAAGCAGCTCCGTGGTGACGAAACGGCCGTCCGGTCCAGGAGCGCTCTGCGAATCGCTGACGGAGTAGCCCATCTGCTTGAGAGCCGCCTGCGCCTCGTCGATGTTGAGCCTCCGCGGGTTTGCGGGCAGCTTGATGTCGTGCTTCTTCTCCGGCTTCCACTCGCGGGTCGGCTTCGACTTCTGCCGCTTGGAAGTCGGCGCTGCCTTCTTTGCGGGCGCGGCCTTGCCTTCGGAGCCACCGCCACCGGGCTTGCCGCCGCAGTCGTTCCCAGGCTGAAAGCCATCCGGGCCGATGCCGCAGTTGTCGAACAGAGCGCGGCGGGCAAAGATGCCCAAGCGGTTTTCGATTTCCTCTCGCGTGGTCATGGGTGGGAGTCTACCGCGTCACCCGAACATCCTTCGCTTCGGACCACGCGATTCAAACATCCGCGTAGGCGTGGTGTTGACGGTCACCACGCCGCCTTGGCTCACGACCGTGCCGCTGGCGGCCGCGTTGCAGAGGTCCACCACAACGTCCACGGTGTCATCGTGCGACCCGGCGGGGAACGACAGCAGCTCGTCCAGCACCACGCGGAAGTCGGGCGCGGCTTGGCCGTTGGCGGCCTGGGGGAAGTGCAGGCGGCCCTGCTCCACGAAGGGCTGCGCCCCGGCGGCGCGGAGGTGCTTGTCCGCCCCGCGCTCCACGGGGATGACGGGCTGACGGCAGCCCATGCGGAATTGGTCGAACACGCCCTTCTGCGGCCCGTTGGCCTCGGCGAGAACCAGTTGGCAGCCTCGGCGCTCCACCAATTCCTTGGCCATGCGGGCGAAGTCCGGGAAGGACTCGCGCACGCGCAGGATGTCGGTCAGATACAGGTTGCGGTTGTAGTCCACCTCGCCCACGATGCAGACGGAGTAGTCGGGATCGTCGCGCTCTTGGCGCTTGCGGCCGTACCCCCAGTCGATGGCGGCAATGGTGCGCGACCCCGTGTGGTTGCCATCGTGATAGCGCACCCACTCGGGCCGGAACACGAGGAGGTCGGAGGACAGCGGCACAAGCTCGTAGGCGCGGGCATAGGCCATCGGACCCATGTCGCGGCGGTTGCGCTCGAGCAGTTGTGCTGTAAACACTTCGGGCCACGGGCTTTCCAATCCCCGGCACGGCCGCCGCAGGAGCGTGCCGTTCTCCTCGCATTCGCGCCGCCATTGGGCGGTGATGTCATCCGTGTGGAAGGGCGTAGCCGTGCGCCAAATGCGCGCCGGGTGCTTGGCGGACGGGTCAAGCATCGGCAGCCAAATGTTCGCCATCGCCTCCTTGACCTGTTCGCGGAGTGCGGGTTGCAGTACCGCGTTGCGGAGGTCGCAGATGTCATCGGGCCACAGGATGTCAGCGCGGCCGCCCGTGCGACCGAAGATGCCGGAGGCTTGCACGGACGGGTCGCGGCGGGCGGGCAGACCGGGGGCGGTGACGCTCCAAGCGGTCACGGTGTCCTCACCGGGCTTGAGGGCAACGTGGGGGAACACGGCCCGGTACAGGGGGCTGCGGATGATGTCGCGCAGGAAGCGGCTCGTGGCGCTGGCGGCCTCGTCGTTGGACCCGATGAGCTTGAAGCGGGTAGCAGGGCGGCGGCCAAGCCACCACGCGGCAAGGTAGGTCAGGCTCGAGGTCTTACCGTGGCCGCGGGGCAGCTCGGCGTACCAGCGGTGGTGGGTGGCCGCGTGGATCAGCAGTTCGCGTTGCAGTCCGCTGATGGGCTTGCCGATGAGCAATGCGATAAAGGCCGCCGGGTTCTCCCGTGCGGCCTCCACGGCCTGGGTCGCGGTCAGGGCTTGCGCTTGAGCTTTCGGCACGGCTTGGGGGGTTCTGCCGGGGCCACGCCGGCGATGGAGCGGGCCACGGCCTCAAGCGCCCCGTCCGCCATGTCAATCAGGGCCACGTTCTCGGTGGCCGTCCCCGAATCCAGCCGCGCCATCCGGTCCTCTTGCACGGCGGCTTCGATGGACAGCCGCTCGAGGATGGCAAGGGTCTGCGTGGCGCGCATGATCTCGCGGCGGGTACTGGATTGGTCGGCGAGGATCTGCGCTGCCCGGTTCACGGCGGCGCGCTTGACCACATCCGGGATCTGCCACCCCTCGCGGATGGCGCGCATCCACAGACGCGGCGCGTCCGCACTTTCCCCTTTCCCCGCTGATTGCTCGGGCATCTTGGCCTCCGGTGGCATCTTACACTTCCTCGCGGGTTGCCGTCTGCCCGGTCAGGGTTTCCCACCGCTTCACGATGACATCGCAGTACGCGGGGCTGATCTCCATGCCGTAGCAGATGCGGCCAAGCTGCTCGGCGGCGATCAGGGTGGTGCCGCTGCCAAGGAAAGGGTCAAGCACCTTTCCAGTAGTGTAAGACAAACACCATGCAATCAGTTCTATTGGCTTCTGTGTTGGATGTTGCTTCTCATATGAGGTGACAGACAACCTGAACATCTTGGCCGGTGTGTCGATATTTGTCCATGCCATCTCGCACATCGCCAACGTAAAGTCTTCGGGTTGCTTCTTGTCCCAAACAAAGAACCCTTTACATGGGGGCAAGTCAAAGTAGTTTCCGCCCCACACTATCGACTGCGCGACTGATTCAACAAATATCCGCGGCTGAACTGGCTTGGCGTCCCAATCAGATTTTGCGTGTTTCTGCCTTACTGGATTGGATGCGATTCCGATTCCGTACGGCGGGTCGGTTACGAGAGCATCTGCTTCACTCCCATCCATCAGCCGCTCCACATCCTCGGCCTTCGTGCTGTCCCCGCAGAGCAGGCGATGCTTGCCCATCAGCCACAGGTCGCCGGGTTGCGTGATGGGGTCGGCGGGCGGCTCGGGTACATCGTCCTCGGTCACCTCGGGCGCGTTGGCGGCGGCGAGCTTGGCGAGTTCCTTCTCGTCAAAGCCTGTGGCGGCAAGGAGTTCCTCGTCGTCGATGGCGATGGCGGCGAGCTGCTGCTGGAGGGCGGCATCGTCCCATTCGGCTAGTTCGGCGGTGCGGTTGTCCGCGATGGCAAAGGCGGTGGCCTCGCTGCCGGCGAGGTTGGTGCGGACGGCCTTGATGGTCTGCCACCCCAGGGCGCGGGCGGCCATCAGGGTTCCGTTTCCGGCGATGACTACCCCATCCTGATTGACCACGATGGGCTTCTGCTGGCCGAAGCGGGCGAGGCTGGCCTTAATGGCGGCTAGGTTCTGTTCCCCGTGCTTGCGGACGTTTGCGGGGTCGTTGTGCAGCTCGGTGCAGGGGATGTCCACGATGCCCATGTCCACGCCGCTGGGGGTCTTGGCCTTGCTCACTTGTGATTCCTTTCCATCAGGATGAGGTCGAATCCGGCGGCGTTCGCCACCTTCAGGATGGAGTCGAAGGTGGGCTTGCGCTTCCCGATGACCGTGCCGGGTGTGCCGAGGAGGCATCGGACGGTATGGGCGCGCAGGATGCCGTTGGCTTCCATCTCGCGGGCGAGGCCGGATCGCGTGCCGCCGGCGGCGGCCACGGCTTCGGTGATGGTGGCCTTGAATTGATCGTAGGTCGTGATTACTGCCATACGCGGAAGCATATCACGCCAACGTAGCCCATGATGGCGGCGGCAATGAAA